CAAGGATACTCAAAGAAAGCTGTGCCTCCATCGTAGGATTGATCAAAATGCATTATAGCTGCTAAATCAATTCTCCCTATTTTACCATCTGTGTGAGTAAAGCCATAGGGACCTGTGCATTGAGACTGTTTCAGTTCTTCAGTTTTTATTTTCCTATATATGCAATGATATTTATTTATTTTTATTTCTAAAATTTTTTGTATTTTATCCACAATAAATTTTTGGTAAAAATTAAATTTACTTTCGTAACAAGGCATAGCTTGCATTCTATTTCCATATTTTGTAGTGGATGGTTGAAAAGTGCTTACTGTTTTGATAGAAGATATTTTATTTAAAACAGATTTATAAATTTCTTCATCAAAAAAATTAGTTTCAATGTGAATATCTCCTTTTAATAAAGAATTTAATTTACTGTATTCTTTCATTTTATTAACTCTATTGAGTGTTTTTGTTTGTATAAAAGTAAATCAAAAGCAAGTGTTATTCTATCTTTGTCTGAATTATTTGGTGTCGTATAATGTGGTATGTTAGATTGAAATAAAATTATTTTACCCATAGTATTTTTACTTTCATAAGTTATTGGATCATTTATTGGGTTTATAGGATTTAAATAAACGGTAGATGTATTCTCGCAATTTATACATATGTTTCCAGATAAATAAGAATCAGGGGTTGTGCCGTGTAAATGTTTCGCTATAGATTGATTTTTTTTAAGCACATTAAACCAACTATTTATATAGACAGTTTTATTTAATTTTATATTTAAATAATTAAGAAAATTATTGTGTAATAATATTATATTTTGTTTTAATTTTAAAATTTCTTTATTTTTCCATTTGAATACATTGTATTGACCGTGTTTTGCTGTGGTAGAGTTTGGTCCTAAACCAGTGTATCCATCAGTCGTTGTTTTTAATTTTAAAACTTTGTTTTCTTTTAACTTTAAAAATTTAAATAATTTTTTAAAATCAACGTCTTTAATAATCTCCTCTGCTAAATAATAATTCCACTCAGGCGCAAACGGAGTTTTCTTTGGTTCACTTTTAAAATTAATAACGTCCATTTATGAACTTAATTTTTTTATAACCATTTCAAGTCTAACAATTTTTGTTGCAAACTTTTCAATTATTTCAGACTGTGTTTTAATTATTAATTCTAATTTATTATTATATTCTTTTAATTCTTTATTTAACTGAACCTCAGATTTTTTAACTTGACTCTCCATGTCCAATTTATTTTTTAAGTCTTCTATATCTTTTTCTAATTCTATTTTAGATTTTTCCATATTTAATTTTTTTCTGCTTGAACACTTTTTGGTAAACCTAAATGTGGTCTACCATCAAATTTGTTTGTTAAATCTGATGCATCATTGTAGTGTAAAAAAACTTGACCACAAGCTATCCCTTTAAAAGGCTCTCTCCAATGTTTAAGTTTATCTCCTTTATAAATTAACATGTCACCAGGATTTAATAAAAACCCCTTTGTTTTTTTGTTTTTTAATTCTAAATATATTTTCCATGGGTCCCCTCCTAAATTCATAGTAGCTGATATTTTACAACTAGCTCTGTCTCTATGTTTTTTTAATTCATTTCCTTTGTGATAAACCCTTGCGTAAGAATAAGTTTCAATTAATTTAATTTTTGTTTGTTTTTCCATAACAGGTTTTACATTTGCTAAGAGTAAATCAAAAACTGTATCTCCATAAATACAAAAACTATTGTCTACTTGTCCGTCACCCCATCTTCCCTTATCTTCATCAAACTTAGATATTAAATGATTATTATGTAAAGTTAAAAAACTTTGTCTTTTTAATAATAAATATTGATATAAAAAATCAGACATTTTATCGTTAATAACTTTTTTACAATGGATATAATCTTCTTTCATTTATGTAAACGGATATCCAATAATCCAAGAGACTAATGAATATCTTACTCCTTTCTTTATTGGGTTAATTTTATGCCATACAAATGAGGGAAATACAATAACAGTTCCTTTAGGTAAAAATTGTTTACAAGTAATTTCTTGTAACTTAATTTTATTATCTATTATTTGTGGGATCACAAAAACTAATTCACCACCTTCATAATCATTAGGATCAGTTAGTTGACACGTTATAGATAATTTTCTAATCTTACCTTTAAAGTTTGGTCTTTTATCTTTAAATGGTTCAGAAAAAGTATCTGCATGTATATTATAGTATTGTCCCTTTTCATATTTTGTAAATTGTAAAGACTCTATCCAATCATGTTGAAAATTCCAACCAGCTTTTTGATTAGCGTATTCTATGAAAGGTTTGATTTCTCTATATATCCACAATTCATTTTGCCAATTTATATCAGAATTTCTAATGTTTTTTTTTAAAAAATTTAATTCTTTTTTAGACGTTTGTTTTAAACTTTTACCACCTATAACCGCTTGTTTAAATTTTGTAGACAAACCATGTTTTACAACGTTGTCACAAAATCTATGTGACAGACCGTTTTCAAAAAAATAAAATTTATCTTTTATTGTCTCTAGCATTATTTTCTTTCGAAAAAACAATTTAATGTTAATCTACCGTTTTCTACATTATTTCCGTATTGCTGTAAAGTGCTGTGCTTTATTTTACCATCAAACATAACCGCCCTATTTTGAACAAATTTTACGATCGTGGAGGGACTATCATCTTCTTCATACAAACAAGTTCCAGAATCTAAATTAGTTTTCGATAGATACACCAATAA